ATGCACACCCAGGACGCGGCATTAAACTTTTCTACCTCGGGGTCTATTCTTACCGTTACCTTTACACCAGGCACTGGTAGCCACAAGGTGGAAGGGTATAAACAGAACATCCAAGTAACTACAGCAGTCAGGGCTGCGGACGCCTCCAACAAACTGGATATATCAGTCATGTTTAAAGTTCCGGCCTCAATGGTAGCACAAGGCATCCAATTATTGGGCGGGCGTTTTTATGTCTTGATAGAGACTAATAGCATGGGGTATTACTTCGTTGGCTCTATTTCTCCGTTGGAATGCTCGGGATACGATTTAGACCTAAATACTAACGGACAGTTAGCAACTGTTACTTTAACTGCACCAGACGGATCGGCAGGAAATTATTTGCAATCTGTGAACCCCACAGCAATTAATACAATTCTAACAAATATAGCATATTAATTATGGCATGTATATCAAAATTAGCAGGCGGTTTCGAATATGACTGCGATACTGGCTCAACGGGATTGCTTACAGCAATGATAATTAATAAGGAAGACATCGAGTCTTTTAGCATTACTTTAGAGGATGGATATAAAATATATGCATTAACTTTAAAGTCGGGTGCAAACGCATATAAAATAGATACTCCTAAGCGAACCTTAGTATTATCTGAAAGTCTAAAAACTAATGAGGGGGCTCCAAATGCGTTTACTCATTCAGCTACTTTAACCGTTACTTCCCCTGTATACAGCGCTCTGTATTATGCTTTAGCGGCAATGACAAACGGATCGTTTGTCATTCTGACGCAAGATGTAAATAAAAAAACAAGAGCCTACGGAACATACTACGGAATGTCCCCGTCGAGTATCGAACGTTCATCTCATGACAACGGAGGTTGGTATACCATCACTATGGAAACCCCGGAGCAGTTTATAGGAGAGGACGCATTGCAAATAGGCACTAACCTGTATGATACTTTATACGCTGCGGCAGTTTACTAAAAAGAAAGGAGAAAAATGATATGGCATGTTTAACAATTATAGGCGGTAACAGAAATCTTTCTTGTGGGGCGCCACCCGCAGCAGAGTTAGGTAGACCTGTGAGTGCAAAGTTATTAAATGCATCTCAAATTGCGAGCTTTACGGTATCCTCAGGCAATCCGGTAGCCACGATTACCCGCGCAGCAGGAACTGCAGCTATAAATCTTGAAGCAGGAAATAATTCTTTGGTAGTAAATATAGCTATGAAAGGCGGTGAGGTATATCCTCAGCAACACGATGTATCTATAGAGGCTACACTATACAACCACCAAAACGCAAACGAATCAACAGGTCGGGCATATACGGGCGGAATGAACGGGAAGTACGTTATCGCAGTAGATCACGGAAATGGTATTTACAAGGTTTACGGTCTTGGCGCGCCGTTAGAGGTTCTATCTGTAGAGGGGTCAAGCAACGGAATTGGATTTGTTCGTACAACTTTCGGAGTGGAGGATTGGCAGGTAGGAACTACCATTTACAACCTTACTAAAGCAGATTATGAGGCTTTATCTACACCAGCAACTTAACTTTATACGCGGTCGGAAGATTACCCAACCTCGTTAGTTTACTAATCTTATAAACAACTTTATAATGGCAACAAAGAAATCAAAACCGGATGTTCCAGTAACCGATGCTGAACAGGCAACTGATAATGTTCCGGTAACTACAGAACAAGAAGTTCCGGCAACTGACAAAGAACCGGATGTTCCAGTAACCGATGCTGAACAGGCAACTGATACTGAACAGGCAACTGACAAAGAACCCGTTCCGGAGCTTAACACTTTGGAGGAAAAAGTAGAGGCCTACTATAAGTATACAGGTCTGAAACTGGACTACAATTGCCACATGGATATGGAATACCTAAATTTATGGTACGTAGAGAAGTATTTGACTGGCAAGGTGTACAAATGGGCAATGAAGCCGGGCGCGCGTATCGTCCACTATGTAGACGGGGTTATCTATAAAGCCGCCAATATGACGGACGAGATCGCCGAACGTCTGATGAAAGAAAACCCCGCATACGCGGATCAATTCGTTAACTTATTGGAGAAGGAATAATATGTTAGGTTATAACCGCTGCAAGCTCATTGTTGAAAGAGCATTAAAATTAACCGCCAATACAAGCGATAAGATAATTAACTACGGGGAGGGAAACTTGTACCCGCAGGAAATATCGGAGCTTATATACGCCTCTAAGACGGCAAGCGCGGCAGTAGAAAAAATGACGGAAAACATTATCTGCGAAGGCTTTAAAAACAAGGAATTCGCAGAGAAGACGAACGGCAACGGTTATAACATGAACGACATATTAGAGACCACTGCCAACGATATTTCCCGTTTTAAGGGCTGGGCATGGATAATCCAATACGGGATCACCACTTCGGGCTACAAGCCTGTTGACGTGTATACCGTTCCGTTCGAATACGTCCGGGCGGAACTGCACGATAACTATCGAAAAGACCCGACCATTAAAAGGTGGCGCGTTTTCAACAACTGGCTTAAGGAGAATATCAAATCTACCAACGTCGCGGAGAACTCAACGGAATACCCGACGTACGATCCTGATCACTTCGCGGTGGAGGTAGAGGATTACGGAGGATTGGAAAACCATCCGGGGCAGCTTTTGTACGTTAACCTTGGCACTACCCGGCCTTATCCCCTGAGTCTGTTCCATGCGGTACGCAACGAGATGGGCGCGGAGGACAAGAACGGCAGGTACGTTAACCGGACTTTGGGACGTGGCTTCCACATGTGTTCAATCGTATCACATGGCGACTTTGAGACGGAACAAGCGCAGAATGAGTTCAGGGAAACCTTGTCAGAGATGATGGGTAGCGAGAACGCGGGTTCGGTTCTTGCTGTAAGGGACGAAAACGTAGGTACCGACAAGCCGTTTATCAAAGTGGATCAACTAGGCTCACCGATAGACAGGGACTTGTACAAGGCATACGTAGAACCTTTACGCAAAGACATTGCCATAGCGGCTTACAATATACCGTTACCGCTTATTGACAGCTCTCTCATGACGTTTTCCAATGCCTCAGGTGAGGTTATCAAGGAGCTACAGAAAGTCTATCGTAACAGCCTCGCAAAGGTACGTTACCGCATATCTCGCGAACTGTTTCAGATATTCGATTTAGACCCCACAATTACAGAAATTGAAAATAAATTTGATGACTATGGCGTATCCGATAGCACTATTCCGGCAGCTATTTGAAATAGCTACGGACGTAAAAGACAATAAAATAGAAAAAGCTTTTTTTGAAGCCGATCTATTGGATATTTTACCCCAAACGGACTTAATGTATGCGGCTATTCCAGCTGCATATATCCCCGATGGGGAAGATTTTGCAGGCGCAGAAAAAGTAATTTGCTATTATGCGTTCGCTCGCTATCTACAAATAGCGGATCAGAACAGTACCACCACAGGCATTAAGATTCAAACCTATGGCGGGTCCATGGTAGTTCCTGACACAAGCAAGAACAAGCGTTTCGAAGCGGAAAGGCAGAAAGCAAACCTGTTTATAGAACCGTTGATCTGCAAGATGCGTAAAGACGGGGTGATTAAAACATGTACGGTCCTGAACACCCGCATAGGCTTAATAAAGTAGTATGAACTTAAATGATTGGGTCATATTGATAACCGCTTTGGGCGGTATTGAAGGTATCAAACAGCTTGCAAAGTTCTGGATGAGCCGCAAGACGAATGCGCGCATTGATGATGCCCGCGCGGATGCTGAGGAATTCAAGGCTTTGCGGGAATACAATGAGTTCCTGCAAAAACAGCTGTCCGAGAAAGAGGAACGATTTGTAGAACAGACAGGTCGTTTAAGAGGGGTACAGGATGAATTGTTCGCATTAAAGGAAGACAACTCTAATCTTAAACTTGAGCTGGCTCTGAAACGTTGCGAGAAAAAGAGATGCGGCGAACGTATTCCTCAGAATGGTTATTGATGTTGGAGGAAGGAGTTTCGCAACGGCTTCCTCTCGTATAAGTTTTGCAACTAAATGATAAACAAAGACGTTTCTGCAAATATAACGTATTTTTATGTAAAATCAAAGGCTTATGAAATATTTCACAATCGCAGAACTCTGTAAATCAGATACTGCCGACCGGTTGGGAATTGATAACCGATGTAAGAAGGAACATGTAGTCAATATGACTGCATTAGTGGATAATGTTCTCGATCCGTTACGGGACGCCTACGGAAAGCCTATACGGGTGAACAGTGGTTTCCGTTGCCCGGCACTCAATAAAGCCGTGAAAGGTTCAGCTACGAGCGACCACATGACTGGACGGGCGGCAGATATAACCGGTGGAAGTCCGAAGGAAAACAAAAGGCTGTTTTATCTGATTCAATCGCTGGGGCTCCCTTTTGACCAGCTCATTGACGAGAAGAACTTTGCTTGGGTACACGTGAGCTATCGTGAAGGGGCAAACCGTAAACAAGTGCTTGCTCTATGAAAAAGCTACCTTGGATATTAGTAATATTGCTGGCTGTGGCTTGTGTGGCTGTTTGGTTCCGTCCGCACGAGCCTTTGCCGGCAGAAATACGTACCGAAACGAAGGTAAATACAGTAGTCAAGGTTGATACTTTGCTTATCTCTGCACCTATGGCACCTCTGTTAGTTTTCCAGCTAACAGATACTATTCGTATTGGTGACACTGTTGTTCATCGTGAGCAGGCTTATTATGAGGATAGTCTTTACCGGGCATGGGTGAGTGGTTATCGTCCGAGGCTTGATAGTTTGCAGATATTTCCAAAGACTGTATATCAGACGGTGACGAATGATATTTACCATACTATCACACCTAGAAAGAAACGCTGGGGATTGGGGATGCAAGTCGGCTATGGCTATCCATCTGGAATATATGCCGGTGTAGGTGTTAGCTACAACCTTTTTCTGTGGTAA